CAGTTAAATAGTCCCGTAGGGGCCGCCGATCCCGAGGAGGCTCCGGGATTTCCGTAGATCGACGCGCGGGCGGCTCCGAGCGTCTCCAGGTTCTTCCTTATGGCAGATAGATCGTTAGGGGTGACCGTGTCAGGTATCTCCGCCGCCGCCTGCGACGAGTAGTCGGTAGGAGTTCCGCCGCGTGCCGACGCGAGCAGTCCCGCGTAGTTGTTCCTGAGCGTCTGTAGCGCGCCTATGAGCTTCCTCGTGGCCTCTCCGCCCTGTCCGCTCTGGAGCGAGAACGCGTTGGCTATCTGGTTCACTATCGGAACGTTCGTCTGCTGCGCGATGCCCGTCGCGGCGAGCGCCTTCTCCACCTCGTCCATGGCCGTCAGGGCGAGCTGGTACTTCGGTCCGATCTCTCCCTGCTGAACGCCAAGTGACTGCGCCTGGGCGAAGTTGAAGTTCGGGTTCGCCGCGCGTATCGCGGCGTCTAGGAACTGCTTGCCTGCGTTCCCGTAGAGGCCCATCGCATCCACCGCGTCGGCGTACGACCTCTTGCCCGACGCCACCTCGGCCGCGTAGGTCGATGCCTGCGCCTGCGGGGCCTGCTGGCCCGACCCGCCTCCGACCGGCTGTCCCGTTGCCGGGTTAAGGAACTGGGTTCCGTACGGCACCTGGACCGGCGCTACCGCGTTCGCTCCCGAAATGTACGCCTGGCCGGTTCCCTTCAAAGCCTCCTGCTGCGCCGAAAGGCCCTGTAGCTGGGTTCCGAGGTTCTGGTCTATGACGCCCGACTGGCCTATCTTCACGCTGCCCGAGTAGTACGGGTTGCCCATCACGTCCTGCTTGGTGCGGGCGATGGACTGCCTCAGGAGCCCTGCCTCAGACCCTACCTTTGCCGCCTCGTCGAGCGCCTGCACGCCCTTGGCCACGAGCGATCCCTGCGGCCCCGACCTCCTGAGCGCGTCAACGTTCTCTCCCTCGACCTGGGCCGCCGTCTTCGGGGCAGCAGGCTGGGTCACCGTCTCGCCCACCCTGCTAGGCGTGCCGACAGTGCCCTTTATCAGGCCCGGCTGCGCGTTGGACGCGTTGAAGGCGGCGAGGTTCGACCTCACCTGTGCCTCTGACAGCCCGGGCTGGGCTGCGGGCTGCGTCGGCTGGCTTACCGGCTGCTTCGCCGCCGTTTGGGCGCCCGTGGACCCGGAGGCGACGTTCGCCAGGGCCGCGTCCACCGGAGACTTCTTCTTCGCCGTACCGATCGCCAACGGGCTCACCGCGCTCTTCGGGGCGATGGCCAGCGGGTTCGCGGAGGGCGTAGACCCTCTGAGGGTGAATGATGTTCCTAGGCTTGACATTGTTTTATTGGTTAAATCCCATAATTCTGGCTGAACAGGTTGGGGTTCCTATTGAGCGGCCTGCGCCCGAGGTTAACGTTGACGGTTTTCGTGCCGCAGTACTCCTCCAGCAGCAGCATCTTCTTGTTGTACATGTCCTCGTACTCGTCGCGCTTGGTCTTGTTGTCCACTATCGAGGAGAAGTAGAACACCAGGGCCTTCCACAGCAACATGTCCTGGAAGTCCTCCAGGAGCAGGGGCATCTGACCGATCGTGTACGACGACGATCCCGACACCGTCACGCCCTGGTACGGCGCGTAGAGGGTTATCCCGGTGGTCGAATCGACGGAGTATATCTGGTACCAGAGGTTGTCGCCCGTAGGCTGGTCGAACTTGATCCACCTGCTCTCGCTCGTAAGGTTCGTGGTCGGTACGAACGACGTTCCGACTCCCGTGACCGCGGTCCCACCGTTCGACACGCTCACCGTACCCGGCGTCGTGTAGTCCGCGATCGACAGGTCGGGTATGCGCCTCTGGTAGTTGAACGTTATTACGTTGCCCGTGGTGGACGGGATCGGCCAGAGGTGGAATTTGTTCTGGTATATGAAGAACCTGTCCGGTATGTCCGCATAGTACGGGAACACGTTGAGGTCGTCCCACTCCTGCCTTGTGAGTATCTCCCTCGGCGTCCACTTGAGGTTGCCTATGGTCAGTGTGCCCGTCTTCAGCTTCGAGTAGTCCGGCGGCAGCCTGTAGGACTGCACGCCGCCCACGCCGAGGTCGGTGGTTATGACGCTCGTGTTGAGGTAACCTAGCACGTCAGCCGATAGGCCTCCGGACCAGCTCACGGAGTACGATCCGTTCGAAAGCGCCACGGTCCTCTGCTCTCCGTCCGAGAACTCGGCGAGGTACGAACCCGACGGGTAGTCCCAGAGGTTCTGTAGCGTCGCGGACGTGGCGCCGGACGGCACCGCGGCCGTCAGGGCGAATTGCGTCCCGGTGAGTGCCCCCTGCCACGTTACTGCGGTCGAGCCGGAGGTAATAAGCGCGCCCCTCACCTCGCCGTCCGAGAACGTCACCTGCGTGTTGCAGGTCGGGAAAGGCCACGCCACCGCCAGCGTCGCGGAGGTCGCGCCTATCGCGGGGGCGGAGGCGAGCTCCATCTCGCTGTTGCCGACTGTCGTTATGCTGTAGGACGCCTCGTTGCTGAAGAACTTCTGGAGAAGGTACCTGTGCTCGAAGTTCATCAGGCGCGCGCCCAAGGACAGGTTCGCCGCCGAGCTGTTCTGGGACAGCGTGCCGAAGTCGGTCTGAAGCTGTGTGAATGAGATCATGTGTTTAGGTTATTAGATAGGAGCCGTTGAGCTGCCAGCCTATCGCCAGCGATATATCGATAGTTATGGAACCCTTCGTGAACTGGATCACCGTCGCGGTCGCTACCACGGTGCCCGCGTCGTTCACGGCGTAGGCCAGGTTCACGGCGCTCTGGCCGACCCTGAACGCCGGTCCCGTCTCGTTCGTGAACATGTAGCTGGACGCCTGGGCGACCTGAACGGGCGTCCCGTTTATCGGGTCGAGCTGCGTCACGAAGGTGCCCTTGCCGAACATGGCGCTGCCGGTTATCACGGCCCTCTGCGTGGCGCCGCCTCCCCCCGCGTTGTTCGCGGCGAACCCGTAGAACCTGACCTCCGTGTAGGCGGTTATTCCCCTCAGCACTATGGTCTCGCTGGCGACGGACTGGATGCTGGCGTCGTACACGTCGTTCGGCACGACGTCCTTCTGGGCTATCTGTATGTTGCTCACGCCGTCGTGCTGGTGGGGCGCGACGAAGGGCGAGCCGCCCCTCTGCGACCTCGCTATCTCCTCTCTGGCTATTTCCCTTATTTTCCTATCTTCCATGGCGTTCACCTTATCCTCAGCTCCCTGAGCCTGTCGAAGGACGACGACGTGGCCGTCGGGTTGCACGACATGGACACCTTGAACTGGAGCCACTGCCAGCTCTGGAACGGCATCTTCGGGAACCCTTCTGACAGGACGGCGGTCGTCGTCGTGCCTATGAGCTGCCAGCTCGCCGACAGCGACTCCCTCGCGTACAGTGATATGCTGTCGCCCGACCGGAGCGGCTGGTCGAGCTTGAACTCCGCGCTGGCGAAGGTCTTGTTCTGGAAGTACGTTCCGACGGGCACGATGTCCGTCTCTATGGCCGCCTCGCCGGACGAGTAGAGCGTCGTGTCGTTGTAGTCTATCGAGCTCGACGTGGCGCCGTACGCCGAGTAGTAGTTGTCGTAGTTCAGCGACAGGCTAGGGTTGTCGATCAAGACGCCGCCCGCGACGATCCCGGACGGCGCAGGGCCGCCGGAGTTCTCGTTCTCCATGACGAGCGCCTTGGAGTCCAGGTCTATGCTGTAGATCCCGGCTGATATGACCGAGCCCGTCTGGCCGTCCTTGGCGAGCATCTGGAAGTACGGCCTCTGCCTGTGCTGCATCAGGCCTCCGACCGACCAGGCCGGGTCTATGACGCCCGCCACGTTGTCTGGCATCTTCTTGTACCTGTCCACGGAGTAGCCGTCGGACTGGTACACGTTTCCCTTGTTCCCGGCCCATATGTAGAGCTTGTTGAGTATGTTTATCGCCTTGGTTATCTCCTCGTCCATCGGTATAGGGTTGGTCCAGTACGGCGAGAAGAAGTCCCAGTTGTAGATCCTGAACTTCGTCATCGGGACGAGCTGGTTCTTCAGCTCGGTCAGCCACACGCTCGTCTCCGTCGGCGGCAGGGAGAGTATGTTCGCGTAGAAGGTGTACGTGGCCGGAACCGCCTTGTCGAACGTCTGGTTGAGGTTGAGGGTGAACGCCCCTATGTTGGGCCCGTTGCAGAAGTACGCGTTTCCGTCGTTCGACGCCACCAGGGACATGTGGTCCACGTCGCTCGACACGACCCGACCGTTCCACACGGACGTGAAGTTGGAGCCTGCCACGGTGTCGCCGTCGTAGTTCAGGGGGGCGTTCCAGGACACGTCGGGGCTGCCGTAGGTGAGGTTCGCGGTCACCACCTGCGTCCTGCCGCCGACGAGCCTTATGGTGAGGCTGTACGTGCCGGTGGGCATGCCCCACACCGACCTTCCGACGTTGTTCGAGTCGGGCACCGAACCTATGGTCGCCGAGGTGGCGCCCTTGGACGGCACCGACGAGAACGTCCCGGTCACGCCGCTCCTTATCGGGAAGCCGCCCGCCATCGCCTGGTAGGTCTGCACGCCGGACTGGCTGCCCGACGTGTTCACGGACGTACCGGCTATCGCGTTAGCGTACGTGGTCGACACCTGGAAGGTGTCCGCGGTCAGGCCCGCAGAGGAGACGTAGTAGTTGGTGTTGGCCGAAAGCCCGGTGGGGAGCGCTCCGGTCGTGAACAGGCGTATGGGCTGGCCGACGGACAGCCCGTGGTTGGTCGAGGTGAACACCGCCGGGCTCGCTATCGTCACCGTGAACGTCACCGACGAGAGCGGGGTGTTCCAGTTAGACGAGGTCACGCCCGCGTCCCCCGTGCCGTCGCCGCATATCTCCAGCCTCGCGGCCCCGTCCTGGCCGAACACCAGGAGGTAGTTGTTCCAGAACTGGATGCCCGATATGTCCTGGGCGAAGTTGCCGGTGAGCCTCGTGAACGAGCTGCCGTTCGCCGAATCCTGCTTGAATATCTGCTGCGCGTCGTCCGATACGTATATGATGCCGGCGGGGGACTTCGTGGCCCACAAGGGCTTTCCCATGGTGCCGCCGCTCACCGTGCAGGACTTCCTCTTGTAGTTGACGTACGCCACGCCGTCGTAGTACCTGACGTTCAGGTTCTTTATGCTTCCGATGCCCTTGAACGGAGAGGCGGCGACGCCCTCCTCGAACCCGTCTATCACGAGGTCGTACTCTCCGTTGGCGTTCTTTTCCTTTCGGTATGCCATTTGTTTATTTGATAACCATCGGGACTATGAACTGCGCGACGACCACTATCACCGCTATCGCCCCCGCCCAGTACGCCAGCTTCTTCTCTATCGAATTGAACCTCTCGTCGGTCCTCCTCGACAGGGAGTCGACCGCGTCCTGGATGTGCGGAAGGTGGTTGGTCATCACCAGCTTCATGTCGTCGGACAGATTCCTTATCCTCTCCTCGTGCAGAGCCACCTGTATCTTCTGATCGTCGTTCATTGCAATGTTCTATTTATTCCCTCACATAAAATTGCTGAGGAAGAACGAGCCTGACGGGGCGGATGGCTGGACGGGAGATATCGATGCGGCGACGACGCCGTATGGCACGCTCGAGTTGGTCCAGTTGAGCGAGAACGGTCCTGCGGGCGTTATCGCGGAGCCGCTGTCCAGGACCCTGGTGCCGCCGCCGTCGGTGATGCGGGCTGTCGCTCCGGATCCTGCTCCAATCATCACTCCGTTGTTTTGCTGGAATCCCGTGACGTACGAGTTGTTCAGGACCGTAGTGACGGAAACGCTGCCGTTCGTACCCGTGGCGCTCACGGAGTTGTACGCGTCCGTCGGGGTGCCCGAGTAAGTCATGGACTGGTTAACGCCCGAGTACACGACGCAGCACAGGGTGCCCCCTCCCTGGCTGTTAGATATCGTCATGGTGGCGTTCGCCGTGGTCGCGGACGGGGACAGCTTGTACCACATCGACATCGCCCCTAGGCCTCCGGCGTTGTTTATGACCAGCTCGGTGCCGCATATCGTCGCGGCCTGGGAGTTGAACGACGCGCCGGTCGTTAGGCCGGTCGAACCTGATCCGTTCGAGTACGTGAGCGCGTAGAACATCATCACCGTGTCGCTGCCCGAAGGCGTCATGGAGACCACCGGCGGGTTCGCGGTCGCGAAACCGGTCAGGTTCGCCTGATTGTTGGTGGGCGCCGATATGGCGAACAGGTATCCCGCCGCGGGCAGCGGCAGATTGAACCCTGGCGTCGAAAGCATCGGAACGCTGACGGAGGAAACCCTCGGAATCTTCCCTCTTATGAAATTCCTTACCGTTCCCTCCACGTGGGCGAGCACGGACTCTACCGTGAAGAATTGGATCACGGTCTCCCCGGTTTCCTCGTCGATGTGGGCAGCGGACTCTATCCTGACGGTGTCCCCCGATCCGTTATCGCCGCACCTCCTACCGGCGACGGACTCCCACATCCTGAAGAGTCTGTGAACTATTGCCCCGGAGGATGCCGGACGGGACGTCGGCCGATGCCTCGGCACACCGGTTATCGACTCTACCGCCCTCTGCACCAGGATCGACATTCGATTCATGCTAGTTTGTTCCGATTAGGTAGCCGAGGAAGGTGTTGGTGCCCGTGCACCGGAATCCGTAGGTGGTCTTTCCGTTCGAAACGGTGGTCTGGGTCGGAGCCGTGCCTCCTGACGTTACCCACGTGATGCCGGAGAACCATGTGACGGTGTAGCTCGTTCCAGATCCCTGCGTCACCTCGACCATGAAGCACTGGCCAGCGGAGAAGTTTGATTGGGTGAAGGTCTCCGAGCTGGCGAGCGTCCTCGTGAAGATGTTAGCGGTCGAGCCGTCAAGGGCCTGGGCGCCCATCGCCGTCACGGTCTGAATCGTTCCTACGAAGGTAGGCTTCACGTTGAACACGGCGACACCGGTGCCGGTTTCATCGGAGATTGCCGCAGCGAGCTGCGCCGACGTGGCCGTAAGCGTGTTGTTCGCCAGGCTGATGCTCTTGTTCGTGAGAGTTTCGGAGCCCGCGAGGGTGGCGAGGGTTCCAGTGGTGGGGAAGGTGACGTTCGTGGCACCCGTGAGCGTTCGGGTGTACGCGAAGTTTCCCGAGCCGGTGACCGTCATTGCCGCGTTATTCGCCACCCCAGTGCCTCCATAAGCAGGGCCGATAACCCCGCCGTTCCAGGTGCCTGTTGCGATGGTGCCGAGAGTGGTGATGGAGGTTTGGCCCACATACGTCGCCGCGATGTCGATTGCCGGAGTGGTGCCTCCAGACGATGTGATTCGGTTGGAAGTCCCGGACACCGAGGTGACGTAGGTGCCCGCGGCCTGGTACTGCGGAATATTGAGGGTCGTACCGTTGAACGTAGCAGCTCCGGACGTGCCCGTCGTCGTGAGCGCTATCGGCGACTGGTAGTCCGTGTTGGCGACCGCGGCGGATATCGCCGTGCCGTTCCCCTTCAGGACGCCCGTGACCGTGGTGGACATCGTTATCGCCGGCGTGCTGGTCGGGTTCGCGACGTTTCCGGCGAACCCGTTCGCGGTGACGACCGACACCGTGGTCACCCCGCTCACGCTTGCCGCGTCCGTGAGCAGCCTTCGGGTGATCGGGTCTATCGCGCTGTTCACCACCGTGCTGTCGTCAAGCGAGGACGTACCGCCCATCACGGGGTATCCGTTGTCGTCTCTCTGGAGCGCTCCGTTCTGTGTTATTGCCATAGAGGTCTAGTTTGATATTAATACCGCTCCCGTGTCGGCGTTCACGACCCACGGAAGGACGGTCGAATCGTCGGATGAAGAGGTACCCGTGGCCAGAGGGTAGCCGGTAAGATTGTTCTGCGTCTGGACTATCAACGGGTCGAACGCTATGGAGGTCGTGTCGTCCACCATCATTTCCCTCGCGGACCCGAACCGTATCCTGACGGGGGTCACCCCGTCGAGGTGGGACACCCCGTAGATGACCGGACACCCGTTGTCGTCTTTGGTAGCCATGGTTTTTCTTTAAATTGATATCTGCTGCTCCGTACCTAATTTATAAGGAGCCACGTGAACGTGGAAGTGTCCAGTATGTTGTCGGACGTTACGGTGAAGCTGCCGCCCGTGACGGTGTAGGTGATCGCCGTGCCTATCGTGCCTCCCGAGGTCTTCCTGGTGAGGAGAACGTAGGAGCTCGCGGTCGCCGCCGAAGTGGTGACGGTGGCGGTACCGGCGACGAGGGTCACGTTGCCGACTATCGGGGCAGAGCCTGTAGACGCGAGCGACACGGTGCCGGTCGCGGTGAGGTTTCCGCCCACGTACGCACCGCCCGCGACCGAGAGCTTCGCGAACGGCGACGTGGTGCCGACGCCGACGTTGCCCGTTCCCTGGAATACGTGGTTCGTGGTGTTCGACGCGCCGTACAGCAGGCTGGAGCCGGAACCGGTGATGACGTTCGCCGAGCTGCCGAGGAAGAGGTTCGAGGCCTGGAGGCGGGTCGCGTTGTTTCCGCCGACGTACAGCTGGGTCGACGACGCGATGCCGTTCACGTCGAGGGTCGTCTGAGGGCTCGTGGTGCCGATACCCACGTTGCCGCCGGACATGATGCGCATCCTCTCGGTCGCAGATCCTGCCACGGACGGACGGAAGACGAGATCGCCGGTATTGTCAGCGCCCGCCCTGACCGCGCCGAGGTCGCCGATGCTGTTAATGACGCCCGCGTCGTCCTGAATGTTGAAGTTGACGAGCGTGCCGAAGTTGTTCGCCATGTCGCTCGTCTTCGTCGTCAGGACGCGCAGCGCAGCGAATGGGAAGTCCGTAGTCTGGCCGGCGCGCTCGAAGAGTGCGGTGTCGGCGAAGTTCGTCGCGGATACCTGCAACCTGCCGGTAGGCGTCGTCGTGCCGATACCGAGGTTGCCGGCCTGGGTCAGCGTCATCTTCGTGGATGCGCCGGTAGAGCCGTCGCCTGTGTTGAAGTTGACGCCGGACCTATCCGCCTGAGGGTTGAGCTCGAAGAACGCGTTCGCGTCGGTGCCCCTGAACGCCCTGAAGCCGCCGGTGTTGCCGCTCGTCCTGTCCGAGAGGACGTCGACGTTCGCGTATCCGCCCGACGCAGCCTCGACCAGGAACGCCTGCGCCGACGTTCCCGCCTTGACGTGGAGCCTCTGCGAAGGGGCCGCGGTGCCCACGCCGACGTTGCCGCCGTTCGTCACGACGAAGCTGGTCCTCGTCGACGATCCGACCACGAACGACGGTCCAGCGATGCCGTTCGAGTTCACCGAGAGCTGGCCCCAAGGCGTCGAGGTGCCGATGCCCAAGAATCCGTCTCCCCTCAGCGTGAAGATCTGCCCGTCCTGGCCCGAGACCGTCATGAAGTTCCTCGCCGAAGAGTTCGTGCCGGCGTAGAGGCTAACCAGCGTGTTGCCGACCGCCATCGAAGACGACGCGATGTTGAGGGTCGACGACATGCTCGTGGTGCCTACGCTCATGTTGCTTGCGAGATAGCCCGCACCCGTGTTCGACACGGTGAAGCGGTCCGCGCTGCCGACCTGCGCCTGTACGAGGTACTGCGCGCCCGAACCGACCGCCGTCTCGGTCCTGTTGATGTAGAGGTCGGTGTTCGCGGTGGACGCGGACGACTGGTTATACGTCGGCGTGACGGAGATGACCCTATACGTGCCGCTTGGCGCGTTGAAGCTCGAGGACGGCGCGAACGAGTATACCGATCCGGACGCGCCCGCAGCGCCGGCACCCGCAAATGTGATCCTCGGGAACGAGTTCTGCGACAGGGTCACGGAGGCCGCAGCCGAGGTGAGCGTGAGCGAGTTCGTGCCCGTGATGTTGCCGGCCGAGCTGGTCAGGCTGATGGTGCCGGTGGCCGTGATGCTCGATACCGAGCTGATGTTGCCGCTGAAGAGCGCGTTGCCTTGGACCGCGAGCGTCTGCGACGGGGTCGTGGTGCCGACGCCGACCTTGCCGTCGACCTGGAGGTTCTTCTTCACGTACAGGTTGCCGTATATGGTCGACGTGCCGGTGGTCGAGGATATGTCTATCGTCCAGTTGCTTATGACCGGAGTCAGAATGTTTGAGTTTAGCTTCCAGAAGCTCGTGTTCTGCGCGTGCGCCCCGATCGGAGCGAGGAGCGATATTATGAGTATTGATATCCTAGTTTTCATATATGTACGTTATGCCTTCGCCGTTGTTGGCGCTGTCTATCCACACGAGGTTCAGGTTGTCGGGGGTGACGGTCACGGACTGGCTCGCCGCTATCGCGTATCCGTTCGACGCGGACACCGTCGAGTCGCCGACGTATATCCACCCCCCGTTGTTCACTCCCCCCTGTATGATTATCTTCTTGCAGGGAACCGATATCGGCGATAGCTGGACCCTGGTACCCGCGGTGGTGACCGTCCTGGAGCCGCTCGCAAGCGTAGAGTTTCCCGATATGACTACCGGTATGGACCCTCCCGAAGAGGAGCCGACTACCCCTTGCTGTATGAAGCTCATTTGATTGATTCGAGGAAATGCCTTATCTTCTCCAGCGTCTCCTCGGCCTTTGCGTGCTTCCTGCCGGCCTCCGCGAGCTCCCTCTCGGTCCGCGCCCTGTCCTCGGCGATCATTCGCGTCTTCTCGCCTATCTCGTCGATGATGGCCGACCGTTCGTCCCTCTTCCCGTTCAGGGACTTCGTCAGCTCCTCCTCCTCCCTCTGCAAGATCGAAAGCGCCTCCTTGCGGGAAGATATCTGGGATTCGAGGCCGTCGAGCGCCCTCTGGGCGTCCGCCAGGTCCAGCTCCTTCCGCCCGGACACCTCTTCGAGGTATCTCACGTGCCCCTGGATGCGGGCCGAGTCGGCCTCCAGGATCGACTTCTCCCTCTTGAGGCCCTCGACGTCCGCGTAGACCGCGTCGAGGCGCTTCTTCGCCTTTCCTATCTCTGCTTCGAAGGCGGGCATAAGGTCAGATTGTGGCGTGTGTATCATTTTTATGGTGCTATTTCGAGTACCGTGTACCTCGGGGACGTGCCCGCGACCGTTATCGGACCGTTGTAGACGGTTCCCGCGGTCTGCGTCACCGATCCGGCGCTTCCGTCGTCGTTCCCCGACCCCGACTTCAGCGCGTAGTGGAAGACCGTCGTGGACGCTCCCGTGCCCAGGAGCACGTACAGCGTGTTGGTCCCCAGGTTCTGTATGGACCACCCGATCCTCGCCGGGTTCGCGGCGAGGGCAGTGGCCGCGCTCGATATCGAGGGGGTGTTCGAGTTCTGGCTCGTGGTTATTCCGCTAAATAGTGACATCTTGTTTCTTTAGCCTGCTAATAGTCCTCTGGAGGGTGTCGTACCTGTCGTTGATGGCCCTCTCCCTGTCGTTCAATGCCCTGTCCTTCGCGGCGAGCGCTGCCTCCACGCCGTCGAGGTCCGACTTCCTAGCCTCGAGCGCCCTTTCTCTGGACCGGGTGATCGAGTCACGCTCTTCCAGCTCCGACTCCTTGGCCTCGGCGGCCTCCCTCGACCTGGACAGGAGCAACCTCGCCTCTTCCCTGTCCGACTGCGCGGACGCGCACGCCCTGGCGAGCTCCCTCTCCCTGACCTTCACCCTGGACAGGGCCGATTTGGCCTCCGACCTGTCGATCGCGGACCTCCTTGCCTCCTCGGCGAGCCTGCTCCCCGCGGATTCAGCATGCTTCAGCGCTGATTCCAGGGACTTCCGCTCCGACCTCACCTCCGCCCACTCGGCGTCCAGGGGTTTCCTAAGCTCCCTGCGCCTCTCTTCGAGCCCGGAAGCCTCCGCCTTCAGCTCCGCCACCCTGCGTATCAGCGCGTCGGTCTCCGACCGGAGGGAGGACGACATCCCCCTCACGAACCTGTCATGCTGTGCCTCCAGGTCGGCGAGCGACCGCCTCTTCTCGTCTATCCTGCGCGATATCGCCGTCTCCTCGTCGGCCCTGGACTTCGACTGGGCCGCTATCCTCGCGTCGGCAGACCTCTTCGGGAGGAGCTTCATATCGGGCTACTCTATGGCCTTGTCCGCCATCTCTCCGAGCACCTGAACGCCCTCGTCCTTGAATACAAAGTTGGGGTTGTCCTTCTCGGATATGGCCTTAGAGCCCTTGAACGAGCTCTCGCTGACGTCCCTCCTCGCCTTCTTCACGGTCGCCTTGGCGACGGGGAGGGGTCTGAGGCAGCTCTCGATCATCGGCTCCAACACCTTTTCGTCGAACGTCGGCGGCAGGCCGTTGCCCATCTTCGCCATGCGCTTGTACTCCTTTCCGTTGTAGAACTCCCTGACGGCGAGCTTGTAGGCGAACTTCTTCCTTATCTCCTGCACGTTCTCCAGCGTCTCCTTCGGGATGATGAGCGGGCTCGTGGTCATCGCCGGGAAGGTGTACTCCTCGCTGTTCCAGAGCACGGTGAAGTCCTCGTCGGTGGCGTTGGTGAAGTTGAAAACTCCTTTGAAATCTTTGTCCATAATATTTCCGGATTCAGGCTCCGGTCGGCCTCGTGAATATTAATCGGGGCCTCGGGGGCCCTGTCCCGCCCGCTGCGACGGGCGGATAGGGGCTCCGAGGGCTAGAGGAACAGGGTCACCAGGCCGTTGTTGGCAGAGGTGAGCGTCTGCGCCGACACGCCGACCTGCGCCACCGTGGTGAGCGTCGCGACGCCGACCGCTCCGGCGGTGGCCGCCGAGCGCCCGATCGGGTAGCCGACGTTGGTCACGGTCGAGTCCACGAGCACCGAGGCGAAGCCGTGGGTGACTATGAAGCCGTACTGGGCCACGCCCGCCGCCGTGAGGGCGCCGGTGGTGTTGTTGTACGTCGGCGCCGTCGAGGCCGCGATCGGGTAGAGCGACACGCCTACGGGCGCGCCGGTCGCCGTGGTCGGGTTGATGACCACGCCGTCGTAAGGGTTGTAGAGGAGGCTGACCTTGGACGTCGCGTCGAGGGTCGTCACTATCGCGTCCTCGAGGGTCACCACGAAGGTGCCCGCGTTGGTGCCCGCGGTGTGGGACGCGATCCTGAGGAGCTGGCCTATGCCGGTTCCCGACGCGACCTCGAGGAAGCCGCCCGCGAACTGGTTTATGTTCAGGACCGTCGAGCCGTTGGTGACGAGCACCTGGTACGTGCCAGCCGTCGCCGGGTACGTAGAGGGGACCGTCATCGAGAGCTTCTGGAAGGCGGTCACCTCCGCAGGCGACTGCACGAGGACTCCGGCCGCGAGGGCGACCGTCCCGTTCTGGACGAGGGCGACCGTTCGGCCGTCCGCCGTCTGGAACTTCTGGCCGACCTCCGCCTCGAGGTTAGGGTCGAGGACGCCGGTGCCGGTTGTGGTCGAGCTCGATGTCGACGGCGCTGGCGAGTAGCCCTGTCCGAAGAGGGGGATCGAGCTCGTCTTAAAGTCTGATATGAATGACATAGTTAATTGATCAAGGCTGGTAATTAGAGGGGCATGACGCTCACTCCGACCGCGCATGACGCGGTGTTCGTGGCGTTCGACGATATGACCAGGTACGTGGCGTTAGGCCATATCCTGCTCGTGCCGGTTATGACTCCCTCGGTCGAGGTAGACTGGTAGCTGTTCGTCGTCGAGGTGGACACGGTGATGTTCGCCAGGTAGTTCGTGTTTATCTGGGCGGCGTTCCCCGAGACCGTGTTCGCGCTCGACGTGGACATCGTGAAGACCAGCGCCGCCAGGCCCGCTCCCGAGTACGCCGTCCTGCTGGTGCCGAGCGTCTGGCACATGACGTCGGTCGCGCGGGCCGCGAGGTCGAAGCCGCTTCCGTTGTACATGGACGTGGTCGTTCCCGTCGCGTCCGCGAGCGAGAGCGTCTGCGAGTAGTACTTGCCCGAGGTGCCGGTGGTCCCCGCAGGGCTTATGGCCGTCGCCGAAGGCTCCGAGTGGACGAGCGCGTACCCGAGGGCGACCGCCGCCGCCAGAGCCGCCGTAATGACAACTACTTTTGTGATTTTCATTAGAGTATTACGTAGGCTATTGGTAACGTTGAGCTCTCGGCGTCCGTCGACGTGATCGTTATGGTCCCCTGGGCCGCCGACACGGACCACCTGCCGTTCGCCGGGGTCGTCCCGGTCACCCACACCATCGGAGCCGAGTTCGCGTGCGCGTAGGCGTCGGTGATGACGCACGTGTTCGCGGCGCCTCCCCAGGTGCCGGTGTTGACCGTCTTGAGGGACAGCGGCGGGAGGCTGGACTGCGGGCTCTGGTGGCCGTTGTTAGTCGTTATGAATGCCATTTGTTTTAGGTGCCGTTGGATTTTTGCTCGCGCGTATTCCTTTTACGGTACAAATTAGGCTGGTAATGCCGAGGGCTAGATTCCGGTGATGCCGGTGAGCTTGCCGTTCCTGAACGGGTCGGTGCATATGAGCTGGCCGCCCATGATCATGAAGCCGTTGACCGCGCCCTGGTTGTAGGCCTTGATCCAGTTGGTCCAGGTGAAGGCCTTGGTGGCGTTCGCCGGGTTGTACGCGTAGATGTTGCCCTTGATCTCCTTGTCCGCGAGAGAGACCGCCTCTCCCTCCCACCAGTTGAGGCCGTAGAAGCCGAGGTAGTCCATGTTCAGGAGGTAGAAGTTGCCCGTGAGGATCTTCTTGTCCTTGTAGATGGTCAGGCCGTCCCAGATCATGCCCTTAGCCTTGTATCCCGTGCCCGCGTCCATGTTCTGGAAGTCCGAGTACGTGTTGCGCTGGAAAGGCTGGAGGAGCTGCTCGAAGTACGCCCACGTGGTGTAGTCCGTGATCGCGAACGTCGGGGCGACGCGGCCGTCGGTTATCGAGTTCGAGAGCTGGCGCACCTTGAGGAGCGAGATCGTGCCGCCCGACGCGGTCACGGTCGCGTTGAGGCCGTTGTAGGCCGCGCGGGATAGGCCGCCGTAGGTCGACGCGGTGGTGCCGTCGTCCACGATGTTGCCGAGGCCCGCCGGCGCCTTGCCGCCGAACGCCGTGCCGTCGCCCTGGAAGAAGTTGCCGATGTCGTCGGCGCCGTCCTGCGCGCGCGACTTCATCATGGTCTTCATGAGGTTGAGGCGCTGCATCGGGGTCTTGTTGATCGATAGGTCCGATCCCGCGAGGGCGACGTTGGTCGCGACGAAGGTCGCGTAGAACGTCATGTTGACCGAGACGGGCTGCTGCGAGGTCGGGAGCTGGTCGAAGCCGTTGAAGGCCACCGACGCGACGCCCTTCTGGTACTTGATCGGGAACAGCATCTGTGAGCCGTCCCACTTCTTGGTGTTCCCGAGCACCTCTCCGAAGAAGAAGTTGTCGCGGAGAACCTGGTCTACCCACGCCGGCGCCAGGTACTGGTTCGTCGTGGTCTGTATGTTGATAGTTGGCTGCATTACTTTTAAACTTATCTGCTAAAATTCCTAGCCCGTCATGCCGGAGAACGCCTTGTCCACCGCCTTCCAGGAGTTGTCGGTCGGCTTCGCCGCGTTCGACGCGTCCGCAGAGCGGGACATTGACCTGCCGGCTATCTGCTTCGCCTTGGAGTTCGGCGGGGCCTTGGCCCTCTCGACCTCCTGGTACACCGCGAACGTCTCGGCGAGGTCTGGCAGATGCGAGACGTTGCCGTCCGCGTCCTTGGGGGAGACCTTCTTCAGGAACTCCGTGAACCCGGACCTGAGCCTCTTCGCGGAAGGGGTCGAGGACGTCATGTCCACGCCGTACGCCTCCTCGATGGACTCCAGGCCGGACTCCAGGGCCTCGGTCGCCTGACGCTCCCTGTCCGAAGCCTCCTTGCGCTCCGCCTGTATCTTCGATATGGCCCTCTGGGCGCCCTTCTCCTCTATAGAGGACAGGTATCGCTTGAAGTCCTTTATCGCGGCGACCTTCTCGGGGGTGTCGTTGCCGATTATCCTCGCGAGTATCTCGTCCGCCTCCTCGCCGCCCTCGGAGACCTTCGCGGCCTCGGACGGCTTGAGGGAGGACGTGATCCTACCCACCTCCTTCTGTATGTACCTCTGCACCTTCGGGTCCTTGTGGAACGGGACCGGCTTGCCGTCGGCCTCGGCCTTCGGCTCTTCCGCCTTCGGCTCCGCCTGGGCGAACGGGTCGGAAGAGTCGTCCTTGAACGAGCCGTCAGCCTCCGCCTCGCCACCGCCGCCGCCCTTCAGGAAATCGTCTAGTTCATCATTCATATCGTGTGCAAGCTGCTTCAGGTGCAGTCAGGGAAACCTTTGATATTCGTAATGCTTACGCAGAATTGCTTTCCTGTTCGGGGGTGCAACCGAGAAAACCCTTACCCTCCCGGCCCTCAAGGGCCCGCCTGGGTCGCTATCGGTACCTGGCTGAGGGACGCGGACGCGGGGCTTGCCGCCAGGGACTCGTCCTGGGGAGGAGCGACCATGCCCATGTCGGGAGGGTTCGCCGCCATCGGGCCCGCCGCTGGCTGGCCCTCGGGGAAGAACGCCTGCATGTACGCCTGCGGGCTGACCTTCCACAGGACGACCATCTTCGCCGTCTCCATGGGATCCGGGTAGTCGAGCTTCTTGAAGAGCGTTATCGGGTCGAGCCATCCCGCGTTCGCGAGCTCTATGGCGAGGTTCTGCTCGCTGATCTCGTCCTTCGGCTTCATGGAGTTCGGGGACACCGATATGACGAAGCTCCTCTCGAACGCGGCGCTGAGCATCGACACGTACTGGACCGCCCTGCCGCTGCCCATGACCGCGCCGTAGCGCTCCGCGTCGTAGAAGACGCAGTAGAGCTGGGCCCACCAGTTGAAGATGTTGTCGGCCACCTGCTCGAGCGCGTCGCCTATGCCGCCGCCTATGCGGGTGGAGTCGTGGGACTGGTTGAGGATCATCCCCCTGGCGGTCTCGTCGTAGTTGTTGGCCTGGGGCGTCAGTCCCTGCGTGCCGAACACGGAGCGCAGCGTCTCCTTGTCCCTGTCCTGGGCCTGGAACACGGCTGATGCCACGTCGTTCATCGGCAGGCGCTTTATCGCGTTCTCCACCTGGCCGTCCGGGACGAGCACGGGGTCTCCGTCCTCCAGCGCGCGGGCGGCCTGCTCGGCGGTCTCCGCGTTGAACGACACGCCCGACAGGGCTATGGAGTTGTTGCCGTTCCGCAGGTTCTTGGATATCTGCAGGTCTCGGTCCACGATCCTGTCCTGGTTCGGTATGTTCTGCTCTATGAGGTTGGTGACGTCGTACGGCTGCTCCTGGAGCGAGAACACGGACAGGAAGGTGTAGGGCATCTTCGGGACAGCGAAGTGGTTGACGCCGGGGGTTGCCGATATAACGACGTTGCCCTCCTCGTCGGTCTGCTCGCCGTCGCCGTAGTTGAAGAACGGGTTGCGGTGCTTGTCCAGCACCTTGTCCTGGAGCGTGGTGAAGCAGTAGTCGTCGGTCCACCATTCCGTCGTGGCGAGGACCGTTCCCGGCTTGCCGGCCGCCTTGAGCATTATGTGATCGGCATGGTCGGGGAACTCCTCGGAGAGCTTCTTCGCGGTCTTCTCCATGCGCTCGCCGAGGAAGGCGCCCACGTAGTTGCCGTACTCGTCCACGTACCCGTCCGGGTCGAGGACGAGGTTCTGCGGCTTCCTGACGTCGGTCTTTATGTCGCCCACGCGCTCGTCCCAGCCGTGCTTGACCACCCCTATGAAGTAGATGGACCAGTGCCGCACCATCACGCCGAGCTTCCTGCGGAGGCACAGGACGTCCGCGTGGTACTGGAGCATGGTCTTGAGGTCGTTCGAGGCGGCCTTTCCCTCCTCGGTGTTGTCCGACCAGACGACCGGCTCGGGGTTCTTGGACAGGGCCTGCGGTATGAACGTCTCCTCGGCCTCGAATATCAGGTTGGACGCCACGACCTTCTCGCTCTGCCCCTCGGACGCCTCCTGGCGGCCCTGGTAGTACAGCTTGTTCTTCTGCTGGCGCGGCTTTATCTTGGGCAGGTACTGGGCGCTCTTCCCTTCCCACTCGTCCTTGAGCGCGAGAAGCTCCGCGTCGTCCATGTCCAGCGCGAGCGAATCCATGTAGTCACCCGACACGCCCTCCTCTTTCCCTATGCCCGGGCGCGCCTTGTTGTCCCCGCTCTCGACGAGGTCCTGTACTCCGAGTATGTTCTTCTGGAATGCGTCTTCGTTCATGTGAACGCAAAAAAGCGCCACCATTTCTGGTGACGCTCTTCGTGGAGTTAGTCGCGGCCCTCGGGCCGGATACCGCCTTATATTGAAACTGTCCCGGCAATCATACTACTTTCTTTTTTGCAATGCAAGAGGTTGCTATTCCACCACCTTGTAATGCTCGTGCTTGTCTATCTTCGCCACCCTGCCGAGGGCGTCGAAGTGCACCTCCACGCTGCCGTTCTTCAGGTTGAACGCCCCGATGTCCTCCATGGCCTTCATGAAGGCGAACCTCTGCTGGAAGCGCACGAACAGAACCGCCTCGTCTGGGGTTATGTACACCGGTATCTGCTCTTGGGCCTGCGTCATCAGAATTGGACCTTATATCTCTCTGATCTCTTAACCACCCTGGCAGCCGGCATCGATCCGTCGGCGGCGGAGGCGGCCTGCACGCCCCTCATGAACGAGTCGTTGCCCTTGACGACGGTGGCGAGCGGCGTGGCGAACCTGTCCATGCCGACCAGGCCGTAGAGCATCGACATGAACCAGTGGTCCGGCCCCTTTCTCTTCCACACCCACCTCCAGCCGTACTGCGGGTCGTTCTCGTCGTGGCCCTGCACCTCCTTGACGCGGTATATGTTCCTGGCGTGCTCGAAGAACGGCCTCCAGTCCTCCCTGGTCCCGTTGAACGCGATCCTCTGCTCCTTGATCTGGTCCACTATGAGCTGCACCATCCTGTTCCTGTCCACGAGCACCTTCCCGTGCTCGCCGTCCTCGCCCCATCGGATTAGCTCCTTGCTCCTGCTCTCCTTGGTGAACCAGCAAAGGAACACGCGGCCCGGGTACTCGGCCTGCAGCTTCCTTATGCCTATGAGGTCGCCGCCCTGGTCGGCCACGAGGACGGAGCCCTTGTACTCGTCCAGCCTCCTCTTTATCTCGTCGTACGGGTCGTAGCCCGGCTCGCCCTCCATCTCCTCGACGCTCGGGCAGCGTCCGTGGTAGAAGACGCCCTGCCTGTTCTGGAGCGTGTAGTATATGTCGTGGCCCGTGTCCACGCCTATGACCACCCTCGGCTCCTGCGCGTTCTCCTCGTCGGTGAGGCATTTCAGCAGCGCCTCCTCCTTCACTATGTCGTTCGGGCTTATGAAAGGCTCGCCCAGCCACTTCTGCCTGTAGAGCGTGGGCCTCTTCGCCCTGTCGTCCTCTATCTCGTTCTTGACCACGTCGGGGAGCCACCCGTACTTCTCGGCCACGTCGTAGTTGACGTTTATAACGAGGGCGTTGGGCCTTCCCTCCAGGACGAGCCTCTCGTGCACGGGGTCGTTCTCCAGGAGGCGGTTGTAGGTGTAGATGATCCTCGAGCCGTCCTTTCGCACCGTGGGGGTCAGGACCTCCAGGCTGGCCTTGCTCACGGTCTGCGCCTCCTCCACCCAGGCTATGTCTATGCCCTCGATGGACTTTATGCTCTGCTCGTTGTTCCACAGGCCCTTGAACAGGAAGTCGGAGCCGTTCACCCTGTTGACTATCGCCTTGTCCGTCACCTCGAAGTCGTCGAGGCCGTAGAGCCTTATGAGGTCCGACAGGAGCTGGTGCGAGGACTCGGATATGGAGTTCTGGAACTCCCTGAAGCAGGCGACGCGCGTCTTAGCCCTCCTGGCCTCTATGAGGAGGTACCTCGCCACGGTGTGGCTCTTCAGCGAGTAGCGTCCGCCGTATATCGCGGCCTCGCGCCACCCCGGCTCGAAGAGCCTAGCGTACTCCCTCGGTATCTGTATCAGCTTTTTCATCTATGAATTGAACGAGGATGGGCTGGACGCTGCCGCCCTTCGACGTCAGGTCGGTGTCAACCGCGTCCCTGTAGCCGTGCTTCGTGAGCAGGACCTTGGCGATCGTCGGGTTGTAGGTGCCCGCGAGGCCGTTGTTTATGAGCCTGTCCTCCTGCTCGGACCCCACCTCCTCCATAATGTCCGAAAACCCATCGTGGGCTTCGGACCATTTGTACAGCGTGTCCCTCGATATCCCGAGGTGCCTCGCCAGCCCTCCCTTCGTGGGCACTTTCACGACGCGCCTGAACGCGGGCTTGTCGCCGGGGCCCGCCTCCACCTCTACGCCGTCCTTGCAGGCAGACAGGTACTCTCTCGCCTTCGCCAGCATCTCGTCGCTATAGTCGGTCGGCCTCGCCATAGAACAGCCTGATTAGCTCCTCGTTCTTACCCTTCTCGACCGGGACGGCGTCGAGGACGAAGTGGTAGTCCTTCGCGCCGCCCTCGTAGTCAAGCCTCAGCGAGAGCTGCCCCTTGCTGGTCTCGGCTATGGCGTGCGATATGTGCGAGAGCTTCAGCGCCCGCATAATCGCGTTGTCGTGCCTGGCCTTTGTCTTGAGTTGGTCCATGTTACTTGGTTAGATCCACCGCCCTTTTAAGCCTCCTGTGGCACCTTCCGCACAGCTCCTTCTCCGTCGTTATCGGCCTGCTGCTGACCTTCGGCACCAGGAACCTGCGCTTCGCCACGTACACCCTCCATTTCCCGCACCTGCCCTCGCAACGCTTGAAGAACGGCATGGCTAGAACCTCATGCCCTTGGCCTTAAGCATGTCCATGGCGGCCTGGTCCACCGTCTTAGGGGGCAGCGTGATGGCCATGCCGGACGTTATGAACGTGGACGCGAGGCCCACCGCGTTCCTGACCGCGTTCTTAACCACCTTCGCCGCGTCCAAGACCCTCGGGTCCGGGTCGCCGGCCACGCCGCTCGCGAGTATCTGCCTTCGCGGCTCCCTGAGCGCCGCGGCCATGACCCTGCCGGCCGGGGTGTCGGGCATCGATTCCGCGGCCCTGTGGAGCGCCATCCCCGCTCCCGCCACCGCCCCGTCCATGAGGGCCAGGCGGGCCGAGGCGGCGCCGTCCTCGGCCTTGGGCTTCAGGTACGACAGCTCCGACTCGCTGTTCGACCCTATCTTCAGCGTCGCCGTCCTGGAGTTGAGCCACTGCAGCCTTATGAGGCTGTCGTTGTCGCCCTTGGCCCTGAGGCGCTCGACGTGTCCCGACACGTCGGCCCCTCCGGTTATGACCGCCTCGTCCTCGTCGACCGATATCCTGGCGCACGTGCCGAGGTGGTCGAGGCGCAGGCCCTTGAACGTGACGCCCGTTGCGTCCTCCACTATCGTCGCGCCGGTCGCCTTGGCGAAGTCCTCGAACACGTAGCCCTTCCACAGGGTCGGTGCCTTGACTATGAGTATCTTGGCCACGCCGTCCCTGTGCGCCCTGATCATGGCCGAGGCGACCGAAGGGTCCATGTCGTCGGTGAATATCACCAGCGGGCGGCCGGATATCGGCGATCCGTCGGTCGTCAGCTTCTCCATGAGCGGGTTTATCTCTCCCAGGCTGGATATCCTGCGCTTGGTGACCAGCACCACCGGGTTCTCGTACGCGGCCTTGCCGTCCCTGCCGGCCATGGAGGCCGCGAGGTATCCGGTGCCGGAGAACCTGATGCCCTCGGTCGCCGTGAAGTACGTCTGATGGGTGTCCGAGCCCTCTATGTGCACCACGCCGTCCCTGCCTACGGCCCTGAACGTGTCGCCTATGGCCTTTCCGAGCGCCTCGCTCTCCGCGGCTATCGACGCCACGCGGTCGACGTCGTCCACCGTGACGGGGGACTTCGACGCGTCTATGGCCGCCTCCACCGCCGGTATGAGCGCGTCCAGGCCGCGCTTGAGATCCAGCGGGCTCTCGTCGGAAGCAGCCACGCCGTCGAGTATGGCCTCCGCCATGATGGCGGTCGTCTTCCTTCCGTCCTTGCTCACCTTGTCCGCCCTGTCCATGAGCTCCTTGAGGTAGCTGATGCCCAGCCTCTGGTAGGGGTCCGTCGGGTTTATCAGGGACACTATCTTGCGCGCGTCGTTGGCGACCTCGTGGTACGGGTACAGCTCAGCCTCGATCGACGCGTTCACCCCCCTCGGACCGTAGGCCTTCCTAACGGCCCTCGTGCCGATCTTGAAGCCTGCCACCTGCGCGGAGAACGCGTCCCTGTCGAATTTTATGTTGCTATCTGCCTGGGTATTCATGTGAAAATAGTTTGTGGTTCCTCGGTAGGGCTAAACGTATGTGCCATGCTATGTATTCCAGGTTGTCCGCCTTGCCGTCGAACACCTTGAACACCTTCGCCTTCCCGCATATCTCGCACCGCTCCTCGACCGCGTCTGGCCATTGGCGCGATATGGACATCCTGTGGAGCCATATGCCCTTGCAGCGGGAGTTGTCCCAGCTAGTCCTGCTCATGTATGGTTCCCAACAGGAATTCCGAGGATTCGGGCACGAAGTAGTGGGTGACGCCGTCTATCTCCAGGGACGAAATGCCCCAGACGAGGTAACCGACTGTGTCGCCGACCTTGATCTCCTTCACCTCGCTGCCGACCGCGACCACCTTGCCGTACTCGCACAGGGACTTCCTGTCCGAAACGAGGACCTGGCGCTTCTCCACCGGCTCTATGAGCATGTTATTGCCGAACGGTATTATTTTATGCTTTGCCATTCACTATTTCGTCTATTGGATCCACCTTCCTTGCCTTTATAATCTGAGCCATCTGCGGGTTCTTCTGCGCCTGCGCCGCACGGTCGGACTTAACGATCAGTGTATTCCTTGCATGCTCGCCAAGGGCGTCGATGGACACCTTCTCCACAGACACGCTGCTCAGGCGCCACAGGTTCCTAACCCTTGTTAGGAGTGACATCCTGTATCGGTGACTTAACCGCGTCGTACTTCGTGTCGCGGAGGTAGGGTATGACGCTGTCGGCGAACACGTCCTTGCCTATGGCCGCGCCGATGTTCATCTTCTCGACAACCGCCGCCGGCGTGAGCTGCAAGTCCTTCAGGGCGGCGAGGGCCTTCGCCTCCCTTTCCCTTATGTCCTTGACCTGATCCTCGGTGTATTGGTGCTGCATGTGGGTTTCTACTGTATTAAAATAAAAAGGGCGCGCGAAAGACGCGAGCACCCTAACACCCCCTTATTACCATTGATAATAGCACATTACCCGCATAACGCAATTGCGCTCCTCAAATATTCGTTTCGAAGTTAGATGTAGTTGCAAATGTTTTGCAACTATGCTATCGTATGTCGGTCAGGGGTAGAGCACATCATCCCCGCCGATCGGAGGGGCCGCCAGCCGCGTTGTATAGGCTGGCGGCTTTTCTATTTCATGCAACCCTCCCTGAACTTGCGCGCCGCCCACGATGGCATGCCCTCTTCCTCCCATCTTGAGGATATCCACGACGCGATCCTTTTCAGTATTTTAATCATACGCTTATTATACCTTACCCTCGCCGCCCACGATGTCTGCGGCTGCTTTCCGCTTTATGGCCTAGGTGGATTGTTCGGATTGCCTTTCAGGTATATCCTCGGCTCGCCGGGCCTCCTGAAGTCGTACCACTCCACCTGCGGATCGTCTACCTCGGTCACGAAGACGACGTTTTCCCCGCATCCGTTGTTTCCATCGCAGTCCTTATGTTTGAGGAAGAAGTCGTTATGGTCGCCTTCCTCTCCGACGCAGTACCAGTCTCCGTAGTTCTTCAGCAGAACCTTGCACCAGTTGTCCGCCCTGCACACCGCCCACAGCCTGTTGTTAGCCATATTTATTAAGGTTAATCGACCTCATCTCCCTACTCGTCGTTCTCTGAAATGCTGTCGCCGCCCCTGATTATACGCTCTATCCAGTCCGGTATCGCCTTCAATATCTCCACGTCCCTCTCGGCGCGGACCTGCGGGACGACGACAGTGCGGATGAAGTTCTTAACCTCTTCTCGCGTCGCCGTGAAGCGGATCGAACCCGCCCCGACCGCCCTGAATTTCTTCTCCCACCCCTCCCTCCCGCTCTCCTGGGTCATGCTATTTGGATTTCTTACCGTCTCTTTTAACTGGTACGAGCTTGAACAATCTCCATGTGCCGCCGAGATAGTCCTTGTACCTCTTGCTCTTGGCATGGAGAACCTGACCTACCGCGCCTTGATAGGTAAACTCGTATCGCCTGATGTCGCAAGGGTTATCGCTCCCCGTTACCATCCAGACGTACCTTGCAGATTTGCCTGGTTTCCTCTTAGCTTCGCTCTCTCCGAGCTCATAGGCACATCCAAGGCAACCTAACCCTCGTATGCATGTGTGATTTGGTTTGTACCTCATGTGTTTTATTCCTCGCCGCCTCCCGCCCTGCGGCGGATGAGGGAGGCTGCCTTATCTTTGATGTCTTTCGCTCCAATCTGAACGCCCAGGACTTTTGAAATGGTCGGATGAATATCTATCGCCTCCACCTCGTCAGCCAGGCGGAGGAGCTCGGAGGTTAGGAAGCCCTCAATCTGCTCTTCCGTGAATATCGTCGCGCCGCGCGCGTGAGATACCGTGAGCGAAAGCAGACCGAACCCTTCTGGCTTGAATCTTTGCCTGAACCTCTCTATAAATCCCTCTCCCTTGCCGTCGTCGGTGGTGGTCATAGTGTTATTCCTTTTCGCCAAGGCTAATGGTCTTGCCGTCTACGTTGAAAATCACACGGGGCTTTATGGATGACACAACCGATCCTATCGCGCCCCAGAACATGAGGACCGATGATACGGTGTCGAAAGCCTTCTCGAAACCACTCACGGCAGTCTGGTTGAAGCCGAAATACCAGGTCTCCACGAACCAAACGCCTATACCGACCAACACTATCACGTCGAATTTGTTTATCTTCATGTCTCCGTTCGCTTACTTGATAAACCTGAATATAACGACCGTCACCGTCACCCACCACATGTGAAGTGAAAGGTAATAGTCGTTGAAGGAGTGGCCCTTTCCCGCGTAATGCTCGCGGGCCATGCCTATCCCGACCGTCCTAGAGTAGCGGTCGCGCTCGAAGTGCTTGGTAATCTCGAACCTCTTTGGCTTGTATTCGTCCATGTTGCTGTCGCTTACTTGATAATGCCGTCCCATTTCTTGCTGAACTCGCTCTGCGCCGCGACGCTTTGATGGCATCTCTCGCACACGAACCTGCACATCTTCGCCGTGCTGAAATGGTAGAAAGTTGATTTATGGCCGAACATCAGGCAAGCCGCCCTTATCACCTCCTCCCTCACCCTCTGTAGCGTGGTCATGTATTTTTCTTTAGGAACACGTAGTTATCGCCTTCTTCCCTGACAAGCTGGAATTCGTGCTTTGACACGATCATCACCATCTCCCGCGCAACGAACGCGGCGGGCATGACCGCGTTGTCAGATATGACTTTGCTGTCTGAAACCCTCCGCACCAGCGGCGACGTGTAGGTTGTGTTGATTTTATCTTCCATCGTTGGTATATTTATCTGGTAGTTCGGAGGCCGCCACGCTTGAGGGCGGCTTTCTTAATTCTAGGGCGGCAGAACTTGCAGTCATCGCCCAGGTGCACCACTCCTTCGCAAGGCAGCTCGGTCTGGTTGTTTATTTTCAAGATTAAGTGTCGAAAACTGGTGAATATGTTGCAGCCGACGGTTCAATGGCTCGTACGCCTCCATTGCGATAAACATCTTGACCGCTACTTCTGGTGATGCCGTGTGAGCGCCGTTTTCGAGCCTGCAAAGATAGCTATAGTCCAAACCAGTTATCTCGCCGAGCTTCCTGGTGGAAACGCCGTAGTTTTTGCGCCAGGTCCTCAAATCGAATTCTAGTGGTTTTAGGTTGTATTTCATCGTTTTATTCATACCCTTCCCGTTATTCCCGCTCCCCCGCGCCGGGAGCGTCCAGTAATTTCGCTATCTCCTCGATGAGGTCGTTCCTCATGCCGACCGCCGAGCCCGCGCGGTGCTCAGGCGGCACGTTTGCCCTCATCCCCCTCACCCTCGCCGCCAGGCCGCGGCGGAGGGAGGCGAGCTCGGATTCGATGAAGGCGATGACGTCGTTGTACACGATCTTTGTCAGTCTGTGCTTTGGGATGGGCTGATGCAGCATGGACGCCGCCCCGATCCCATGATTCTTATTCGTAGTAAATTTCTCATCGAACCTCTCCCTCATCCCCTCTCCGCCCTTGGGAATCAATTTGCCGGGGTCGGGAACCTGATTTTTAGGTGTGGTGGGCATGGCTTTAGATGCTAGGCGAGCGGTAAGCCACAGCCGCTTTGAGCTCGGCGCATATCTTGCTCGCGACCTGGTAGGAGTCCTTCACGCCCATCTTGTCCAGCTCGCGGAATATGATGAAGCGGGCCGCGTCTTCGAGCGTAAATACCTTGCTTCTTTTCGATGTTTTATTTTTCATTATTTGTTTTCGCTATCCCTCCCCTCGGCGGAGGAGCTAATGTCCTTCGCGTCCCTCTTCCTCTTCATGGCGACCAGCGCCTTCAGCCATGGCGGGCACACGTGGTAGTGACCTTCTGGGAAATGCGCCAGGCAGTCCTCGCATTTCATCTCCCTCCTCCCCTCCCTGGGCGTGCGGTGCGTCATGGCTTTATTTGTTTATCTCTTCCAAGTCGCGCCATCCCACCTGATCGCCCGACACGCGGAGCTTAGAGTAAGGGACGCTCTCGTCGGAGTCCTTGAACAGCTTCGGAACGCTGTACTCCCACCACTCCGAGCCGTCGTACTCATTCCTGACCATGTACGTACGGTCTACGAAGTAGACGATCAGGTCTTTCGCGATCTCCTGGGCGCCGAACCCGCTGTCGTACTCGAAGTCGGCTATCTTCGCGAACTCGGGCCAGGCGAGGCGTCGCTTGCCGTCCGAGCTTCCCACGAACATCACCTGTTCGACGGCGTGGCCGCTTTTTATGACCGCTTCTTTCGTTTCTTCCAAAAAAGTTTTCTTCATGCTCTGTCCTCTAGGCTTGTAATCGGTCCGCTATCTCCCTGAGTATCTGGGCGAGCTCGGGCATCGTGACGTTGTGCGACTCCGCGTTCATCACCGCGAGGTCTGCGATCGTACCCTTCACTATCTCCTTCTCCAGTTCGTGGTTCATATTATTTGTTCGAGTTACCCTCTAAAGCCCTCCTGAGCGCCCTGACGGCCTCCAGGGGAGTGGTTCCCATGCCTTTAGGCCCGACCATCATTCCCATGCTGTTCTCCTGGGAGCCAGCGAACCAGTAGTCACCCAGCAGCTTCAGCCTGAACTCAGCCTGTCCGCCCACGGTCGGCATTACTTCCAAACATTTATATATCTCCTGCTCCAGCGTTAGGTCGTCCATGGCTAGAAAGTTACCTTCCCTGCCTCCTTGAATATGACCACCGCCTCGTAGTCGTTGATGTAGTCAGTCCTGACGTATTCGAGGCCATCGTTCTTCGGGTCGTTTATCACGTCTGACGCAGACCGCACCTTCGGATTGAACGTCACGTTCTTGTAGCTCTTCATGCTATTTCTCGATTACCCTGCTAAAGTCCGGGACGCCCCTCAACTTATCCGGCGTGGTCGTGCCGGGGGTTGAGGTGTCGCACGAAAAGGTCGCGGCGTTCGACGGCGGCACGTTGTTGACCACGTTGACCTGCAATCCGCCCGCCGTGCTGAAGCCCATGGCGAACGATATTCCGATCGCCAAGGCAGACCATATGAAGTTCGTCGTTTCTTCGCTCATGCTATATCTTGGTTAGAGCCTCTAATGCCGCCTTGTACTCCGCGATCCTTTCTAGGTAGTGGTCGTACGCCTGGACCGACACCTGCCTGTCCTCAAGGATTCGGTCAACATGCGCGTCGCCCTCCTCCTTCCGAAGGCGCTCGATAAAAACCGCGCCGTTTCCTCCGAGGTTAATGTTGCAGTGGTAGCACTGCGGCCTAAGAACCCGGAGATCATACTTGAGAAAAGCGCCGAGGCTTGCTTTGGGGATAAGGTGGCCGGTGTGCCAGTTGCTACCCTCAAGGCCCGCTCTAGAACACGTAAAGCACGAGTTTCCATATTTCTTTCTAGTTATCTGCTTGCAAAGCTCCCAGAGCTCCCGCTGAACCTTCGAGATGGAGGCCTTCGACGCCTTCCTCATTCCTTTGACTCTCTTCATTCCCTTGCCCGCCCTGAGCGGCGTGCTCCTCTTCAGCGGCGTCCTCCTCATGGCAGGAGCGGGGTTACGAACTTCGCCACGAGGTCCGCCCCCATCGCCGCCCTGACGACCTCCGTGAGCCTCAGTTTCGCCCTAGGAGCCGCTTTGGGCAGTCGCGCCGAGGTTCGCTTCAAACCCCACTCCGCCCAAGCCTCCCTGTCCGCCCGCTTCGCTATCTCGGACTGGACGGAGAAGGCGGGGAGCTTGGAGTGGTATTCGCGCACTGTTAATGGGTTCGACATGGAGCTTATTTGTCTTTAACGGTCTTCACTTTTCTAACTATCGCAATAGCCTGTTCCAAACCCTTCATGAAACCGGCCTCCCAGTCTCTTCCCCTGTTCAGGCTAGGGTTCTCCTGGCACCACTCAATCTCCTTTTTCAAGAGCGCGATTATGTTCTTTTTCATGTTTCTATGATTGCCTTTTAAGCTTTCGTATCGATTCTAAATAGAGCAGGTATGAATCTGGCCCACCGAAGCTGTATATCTCGTCGTGCCACTTTCGGTAGCCGTCGGGATCGCATAGTTCCATCGGGTATCCCTGCTCCATGCCCCAGTCGATGACCCTCTGCGTGAACTCCCTCAGCCTGCCCCTGGAAGAGGCGGAAACCCTCTTCGCCCTCCCCGCCACCGTCACCCACTCGCCGAACTCCTCCTTCATCCACTCGAACACCGCGTCGCAGTCCTTGGAGCTCTGGTGGTCCATGCCGTGCTGGTGCCAGACGATCATCGGTATCACGCTCCCGTGGAGGAAGGACCGCATCTTCCTGCTCTCGGGAGTGACGAACGATATCTCCGCCCTCGGCCAATCTCGCTCCCTCGCCTCCTGCTGGAACCGCTTGCGCGTGTGGTCGCTCTCGAACTCTATGCCGCGCTCCGTCACCTTTATGCGGTATTTCATCGGCCCTTCGCCTTAGCCAGCCGCCTCGCCCGCAGCATCGCCTTCCTGGCCAGCTTGCACTCCCTAGAGTCGCAGGATACCCACGCGGGAACCAGCTTCTTGCCCCCGCAGTACTTGCACGGGGCGTCGTACCTCAGCTCTAGCGCGGTGGTCATGGCCTCGCGTCCCTCGCGGGGTTAGACCTTTTAATGAGCGTCCACAGCCTGATCCTCCTGAACTCCTGACGGTCCTCCATCATCGCCTCCTCCAGCATCGACCTCATGAGCTTCGTGGTCCTCTCGCCGCCCGGCAGGTGGAAGGTCTTTCTCTGAACCGCGAGGAAAGGGACGCCCAGCAGGTCCGCCATGTCCTGTATCACCAGCGCCCTCTCCGAGTTCGGCCCTCTTTTCTTGGGCGGGGCCGCCGCCATGTCCTTGAATAGTTCTTGTATCTGTAGCATCTTCAGTGTGCACACACCTAGAGCTGTTAATGTCGTCATAGGTTCTTCGCCAGCCGCCTCAACTCCTCCGTTTCCTGCTCGTCGTTGATGAACCTGTACGTCCTCGCCTTGCTGTCCCGCTGCACCCCGTGCTCCTCGTGGTAGCGGTAGTGGCAGCCCCAGCAGAGCGGCACCAGGTCCCCGTCGGGCTCGTTGCCCAGGTTCTCGTAAGAGAGGTGGTGGAGCCCTAGCTGTCTGCCGTCCCCGCACGCCGCGCACTTCCTCCCGAACTTCTGGTAGTACCTGATCCTCCTAGCCCTCCATTTCGACGATCTGATGTATTCCGCGTACCTCACCGGCTTCTCCGCCTTCTTCCCTACCCTGGGCCCCTTCTGGGGCTTCGGCGGCCCGTCCAGGTTCAGGCTGCGGAGCCTCTTCCTCCACCCCGCCGCGCTCTGGTTGATCTGCGCGTGGGTCGGGACCTTGATCTCGCCCGAGACCGCCCCGAGGCTGAAAACGTTGAATTGCTTTTTCATAATTTCTTTTAGGCGCTTGTCTTGCTGACGCGCTACCCCCCTCCCCTGCACCCTTGCAGAGCTCCCTTCTCTCCTCCTCCTCCGCATCGCCTTCCTCTCCCTGCCAGAATGGTCCTCTCCCCTCGGTTCGGAATATCTCTGGCTGATATGCATAGGTCTGAAAAACGGGGCGGCCCGAATTCTTTCAGATGCATGCGTATGGAGTTATCGATCGGTCGGACGCAATCTCACGGCATTTGTTTTTGATTCCCTGCCGTGGCGCTGCGACTGCGCCCCTTCGGGAATTTATATGGGCGGGATTTCAAAGGAATGCACACCATTCACCGAAACTCCTTTGCCGTCTCGACCGTGACCTCAAACTCACTATCTCTAGTGCCGCTCTCTAGCGGGTGGACGAACCAGGGATCGAACCTGGTCTCTGAGAGGTATAAGCTCTCGGCTTTCCCATTAAGCTATTCGTCCGTGACCTCGGGTTCATTTCCCTCCGGTCTTTTGCTCCCTCACCTACTCCCCTGAGGTTTCGTGAGTTCGCGACGCCATCGCAGGCGCTTTGTGCGGCATCCGGGAATCGGACCCGGGTCGAGTGCTTGGGAAGCACCCGTGCTGCCACTGCACCAATGCCGCGCTGGACAGGGCCGGGGTCTAACCGGCATGGAGTGATTGAATGGGTTTGGTACAGGCGGGGCCTTTGTTCCCCGTGCCCCGAGCGATTCCGCGCCCGGTTCCCTTCAACCATCCGTCCTGTGTCCTTTTGAACGACCTGTCCTTCCTTTCTCCAGCTCGGGGGCCGGCAACTGCGGGCAGGATTTGAACCTGCATCCCGTGGGAATCCTTTCGGATGTTGCACTGCTCTACCAATTGAGCTACCACACGTTCCGGCCACCGAGCGCGGGGCAGAGGAGCTGGGCACGGGACGCGGGTTCAGAGCCTTACCGCGCTTATGAGGTATTGTTCTCAATTTACTCCCGTATCCAGCCTCCCTGTCCCGATGACGGGCCGGTTGCCCCGCAGAAACGACCTACGAAATGTAGTGCGAGGCATAAATCACTCGCCGCCGCTTCCGCTAAGGGCCAATCGGACCGCCATCGCTCGAAGAACCCGGCTCTCTGCGCTGTGCCGCTCGGCGTGACCTCTACCTCTCCAGCACCACCGTCCTCACCACCTTCCCCGTCTGGTGCGACACGACGTTGAGGTACCCGCCGCCCCTCCCGTCGCAGTCGATGTCCACCAGGTCCTGCACGCACACCTCGTCCCCCTCGAACAGGGCCTCTATAAGCTCCTCTATGGTGGAGGCGCGGGGGACCTTGACCCTCACCGCTTTCCTTTTAGTGGTCTTCTTCATGGCGCTACTCGGTTGCGAACACGTCCTTGCCCTCGAACAGGTTCTGGAGGTTGTAGGCCTTGGAGAGCAGGTTCGACTTCACCTCCTCGGAAAACTCCGCGTGCGGGTTCGGCATGACCGAGTACTCCGTGTCGAGGCCGTCGCCCGTCTTCGTCACGGTGATGTCGTAGCGCTTCGGGTCGCCCCACTTCGAGTTGTCCACCAGCGCCTTGATCGCGCCCATGACGGACTTCTGCGTCAGCTCCAGCACCTGGACCGCCTTCGCCTCGTAGTTCCACACCATGAATGCCCAGAAGTGCTTTATCTTGCCTGGCGAGCCGTCCTTCTCGTCGCGGAGGTCTATCGGGGCCTGCTGCGGCATCTCTTTGAGGCGGACGGGCTTGTTGTCGCGGTTCCAATACTCGTAGCCGACGACCGCCGAAGAGAGCACGCGGAAGTTGTTCTCGCCGTCCTGGAACTTCATGTAGTTGCCAGCGCCCTGCGGAACCTTGTAGTCGTTCGGAAGAAAGTTGTTCATGTGTTTTTTGGTTATTTCTTAATCGTCGTCTCGTCTAAGTGGTCGAACTCGGGGTCGTAGTGGTAGACGAAGCCCCATTTTTTGGCGAAGTAGTACTCCCTGCTCACGTTCCCTGCGGCCCTCTCCCACTCGCCCGCGAATATCCTCCTTGAGTTGTTCTGGGTGGCCGGGGCGAGGCTGTCGTAGAACTCCTTGACCGGCTGGGGCATGGGCTTGGTCATAGGTCGCCTATCCTGAACTCCTTTAATTCGCCGCAGACCTTGCACCTCAGTATCTTTCCGATTTCGTATCTCTTATCGTTCGTCAGGTTGGTTTTCGACACCGTCTCTCCGGGCTCCCACTCGTGCCTGTGGATGTCCTTCGTTTCCCCGCACCTGCAATAGAGGATGCTCGGGTCTCTCTCCGACGGCGTGAACAGATGTGTGTGGAACATGGCTATTCGTGGCTACCCAGCGCCGCCCTGTCGAGGTGGGCCCTCTCCATCTCGGAGAACGACGGCTCGTACGCGGGCCTCTTGTACCATTCCGTCGATTCCTCCACGTCGCGGAAGGGGGCGTTGCGGCGCGTCATCGGCACTATCCTGTGGCCGTCGAGGACGAGGAGGGACTGCCTGACCGTCATAGGCTCCGCCAACCGCTTGATCTCAGCCGCCAACTCCGCTATCGACCTGCCGTCCTTTACTTTGATCTTCATGGCTAGTTCTTCTTATTGCTCTCGGCTATTAATGCGTTTGCAAAGAGATATGCTTCTTCCGCCACTTTGTTGTAATGCCATTCGGGGCGCTTACCGATGATTGCCTTCATCGCCTCTATCGCTATGTGGTCGCGGACGGTGATTCCTGCGGGTATGAAATGCCCGTTACATATCCTTCCATCCGTGCCGAACGCGGGTGCTTTAGGGTCCATGGCTAGTTGATGGCTACCGCGTATCCCCAGTAAAGTCCGACGAACGCCGCCGCGAGCGCGGTCATGGCCGCCATCCCGCCGACGAACTTCTTGGTCTCCGGCGACATCCAGGCTCTCCTCTCCGACAGGTAGGCCCTCATGTGGTTTCCGTGCATAGTGTTTTGTTCCCCTTTTCCCCACATACACCAATGACGATATATAGGGGGAAGAGGGCATTGGTTCCCGATGGCCAAATTCCATCGGTGGTGTTTGGCACCCGCCGGGGCGCAGTCCTTCCGTCTCTCTCCCGTAACCCAGCGGTCGCGCGGTGCTCTTTGCGCTTGGCCAGACAGGGGCATCGACGGGGCTCTGCGCCGCCGCGGGTGACCGCAAGAAAGCGCCGTTTCGGCGCTTGAAGTAGAGACAATCCCTCTTAAGGATAAGGTCCTAGGTTCGATCCCTAGTGGGCGGACAATAAGAGATTGTATATAAATAAAGCGCTCGTGCGTCTTGCGTAACCGTGCGTTGTCAAACTGCTTCTACCCTCAAAGTATATACCTTACCCGAACACTTACAACAGGCTACCTGGGGATAACTCGAATCACGGCACTCTGTCCCTTGAATGTCAAAGCCGAACGCGCCTTCTCGTTCCTGTATATCTCCCACACGGTGCTGTGCGCAAGATTCATTATGTCGCCGATCTCCCTCCACGACTTGCGCTCCCTGTCGCGGAGCCTCACAACGTTCCTGTTCCTCTCGACCTTTATGGGCTTCGCCATATCGCCGGAATATAGCACAGCCCGGACGTCACAGCAATTCCATCACCTGCCTGTGTATCGGCTTCAGCTCCTCCTTCTCCACCTCGTAGTAGTAGAGTAGCGTAGTCTGGAGCGACGTGTGCCGCGCCAGGAGCTGGGTCTTCCTGGGGTCCACCTTGTTCCTCAGAAGCATGGTCACAAAGGTGCTCCTGAATATATGGTGGCTTAGGTTCTTCTTCAGGCCGACCTTCCTCTTCAGAAGCTTCATATAGGTCTGGGCGGTGTCGCCGCACATCCTCGTCCCGGTGCACGAAAGGAAGAGCGCGGGGTTGTCGTCCCTCCGGGTCGCCAGGTACCTCTTGAGGGCCTCGGACGCCCCGAAGAGGTAGACGGTCTCCCATCTCCTGGTCTTCTTGCTCACGAACCGTACCTCCTGGTTGTCGAAGTCAACGCCCTCGCGGTCCACGGAAAGCGCCTCGGCTATCCTCATCCCAGTGTGCAACAGGAACTCGAACAGGGCCTCGGTCCTGGTCAGGGATTCGACGGCCCTTTCCCTGACCCTCCTCGGCGCGTGCTTGCTGAACTCCGGCCCCTTGAGGAAGTAGGCCCTGATCTGGGCTATGTCGTCCAGGCTGAGGGCGCGGGAATCCTTGTTCCTCCTGGCTGGCGGCACGCCCATGTCATCCACGTCGAAGGGGAATTCGATCCCCTCCTTCCTGCCGTACCTGACCATCCCCCTGAGCGTTATGGCGCACCTCCTGCCGAACTCGTAGGTCGCCTCGCTCCCCCTCTTCACCACCCTGTCGCAGTGGACAGGCCGCAAGTCGGAAACGGGCATAGCCTCCCCGAGCGCGGGGAGTATGAAGCGCCTTATCCGCCCCTCGTGGTGCTTGACGGTGGCGGCGCTCATTCCTATGTCCCGGCAGTTCTCCAGGAAACCATCGGACAGCCCTTTTAAGGTCATATGCGCAAAACCCACCGAGTTCTACGTCGGTGGGCCGTGTGAGACACACGCTAATGCGCGCGGCCAAAGCCGCACACGCATTATACCCCATCGGTAGAACAGGCCTCTCGGCCGCGATGGACTATTGTGGATTATTGGTAACGCTGGTAAGGGTACCCGCGGCGCGTTCCCTGTCAAGGTACTCGAAATGGTACTTCACGTTGACCGCCGAGACCATGGCGATGACGAAGAGCGATTGTTGTTGTGTCATGTCGTTCGATGAAACTTATTGTATTCGAATATCGTAATACTTCCCTCCTAAAGGGAACCTGAAGGAACCATCAGAGGTGTGGATAAGCCGGGGAAATGAAAAGAGGGGCCGAAGCCCCTCTCGCTAATGGACCAGGTGCCCCGGAGACCGGGGGTGCTGGAAGAACGGCGACTCCGGCTGCGGGGCCGGCCTCGACGACTTCGGCACGAACGACACCTGAACGGCGTTCCCGTTATCGACGGCGTCCGACAGATACTCGACCGCGCACGCGATCCTGCAGAAGCACGGCTCCCCCGGCCTGACGGCGCAGAGGGCGTGGTACGCGGTTCGGCACTGCCTGCAAGTTACCATTGGCATGTTTTCCTTTCATATATTCGGTTGTTTACATACGGACGGGAGAGCTAGGCCCGACGGTAGGGCATGGTCGGGTCCCAGCGAGTCTTCTTGCCTTTTGCAGCACTAATTTTTGATCACTAGGTTCCTTGTTGTGGCCCCGCGCGGCTTAGATGGCACGCGGGGAAAGAGCTTTCCCTACCTCTCCAGTCCGTATGTCCAAAGAGCTAAAGCGAGGCGATCTCGCCCGAATCCCTCCAATTCCACGACTTCTCGGCGGCCATGAGGACGCCGTTGATGCCCCCCGCCACGAGGGCAATGATCGCGGCCGACAGCGCCGTCCCCAGGTCCGACCACGTGGAAGGAGAACCTATCGTGACGAGGCCAGCGGTGGAAACGACGCCCGCCGCGAACGCCTTGAAGAACCTCTTTATGACAGCCTTGTGTTTGTTGCTCATATTCTAGGTATTAAAGCCTTTAATGGACCGAACCTCCTCAGTATCTCCAGCAGGCTGCGCCATACTCCTTCGGATACGGTCGGTCCCTGGTTCCGGAACTGGGCGACCGAATCTAGGGTAAGAGCCCAGCACTCCGTCGGGGCGTAGTCCTCCAAGACGTGCTCTCCGTGGCCCCTCCTACCCCACCTGCCCGACCACCAGTTCAGGAAGCCCAGCTCCGTGCCGTCGGACAGGGCGTACCTGTGATGGTCCACTGCATGGCCCGAAACGACGCTCTTTGATTTTCTGAGCGGAAAGATGTCCTTCGGAAGCCATGAAGGGGACCACCACGAGTCGCCCACCTCCATCCTCGTCAGCAGGAGGCCGTACTTGTGGATCGCGGCGGCCATGAGCGACCTGTCGACCGGCACGGACACGTATCCGCCTATGGTGAAGTCGAGGGCCTCGGTCCACGCCGCGTCGGGAACCCACTGGGACAGGAACTCCGCGTGGGACAGGGAGTAGTCGGTCGGGAACGTAGACTCCCTGCACACGCCGTACTTCATCGCGGCTCGGATGCCCGACCTCAGCGACGTGCCCTCGTACGGATTGCCGTCCACGAGCCGCTTTATGGCTATGTACAAGAACGCGACCGACAGCCTCTCGTACTTGCCGGTCTTGAGCCAGTACAGGTATTCCACGTACGTCGCCACGGCGCACGCCACGCACACGCCCACGTTCCTCTGGTAGCGGTCGTAGAGCGCCTGCCTGTCTTCGCCCGTGAAGCCGGGGAATTCCGTCTCGTGCGACTCAGGGTACGGGGACGCGAGGGAAAGCGTCGGGTCCTTGATGTCCCTGATGTCCCTCGCCGATGGGAGCGCTCCCGCCTTGAACGTCTTTTGCATAAAAAATTGGGCGACGCCACTCCGTGAGTGATCGCCGCCCTTTCGTTAGGGTATGGTCCGTCTTAGTTGTCCACAACATGATACACCATGGATAGGTTGCGTCAAATACCGGCGGTGTATAATCTAGGCGACAGCCCTTAGATCGTTGCAACGGGGAAACCGCCCTCTAAGTCGGAGAAGCCGGGCTACTTGCAATGTTCGCCCCGGCGCTTCGAGGGCGGTTTCCCCCTAACGTCACTTGTCGAGAATTATACGTGTGGTATGGTTGGTTTGTCAGGCACTAATTATATGGAACACATGAAGAACGCAATCGCACTGCTCGCGGCCGTATCGCTCCTTTCGCCTTCCCTGGCCTCGGCGGCCTGGTGGAACCCTGTAGACTGGTTCAACGTTCGGGTGAACGGTGTCGAGGAGGTCTCAACTGCCGCCGCGGACATGCCGCCGTCCTTCGAGGACGAGATGCCGCCGCAGGCATCGAATCCGATTGTTGGGACGAGGGTGGAGACCGTCTACGTCGACAACCCGTCCCTCTCGCTCCAGGTGCAGGCCCTCATGCAGGACAACAAGGAGCTGGGGGAGGAGCTGGCGCGTCTCAGGGCCGCATTGTCGAACGCGTCTTCGTGCAAGACGGATGAGGCGACTACGGCAACCCCTGATACTAAATCCGAACAGGATAGGCTAGAGAAGCTTGAGTCCATAGATTCTGACATACTCGATGCCATAGGTTACGTGCTTAGGTTCAAGCCCGTCGGATCGGACCTGTCTTCCAAAAAGACTGCCATCAACCGTGCGCTCGCGTCCTACAGGATCGTAGACCCCAAGATGTCCCACCCCGACCTATCCCTCTCCCCCATGTACTCCCAGTCTTCGAACACGAGGTCGAGGACGGTGGCATATGGAGATGCCGCGTACTCAGACGTGTCCGAGCTGAAGGCGTACTTAGAGGACTATATAAGGTACAGGTAGGATGTGGGTATTCGCTGGGTTAGTCTGCTTCCTGCTCGTCGTCGGATCGATGGTCAACGGGAAACCCGTTGATTTCGCGGTGAAGTCGCTGGTTGCCATGGGCGCTCTCGCCTTCCTGGCGTTCGTCCTGGCGAGCGCCCATACGATATGGAGCGACGCGACGAAAGGGGAATCGCCAGCCGTAGACTACCCTTCCGCACGGACGAGCCCTGATTTCGACTGGTGATTCTACCTTCCCTCTGCCCTTTCGCGTATCTCGCCAGCGTAGAATCCTGGCTTGACCGCCTTCTTAGACCCGCGCGCCAGCTTGGTCATCATTCCCTCCTGCAGGCCTCCCTGCAAGAACGACGCGGCCTTTGACTTGTTCGACGTGCCGAGCAGCCCCCTTCCCAGCGATTCGCCCGCCGCGGTTCCGATCAATTCCCCCACCGGGCCGAGTCCAAGCGTCTCCGCGAGCTTGTTGCCGGCGAACGCGCTGATGGCTCTGCCCCCGACGCCCATCTCATTCCTGCCGACGGCCTTCTCTAGGAGCTTCTGGTATGCTATCGCCGTGCCGTACTCCTTGTTGAAGTCGCTGGGAGCCCTCCCGAATATCGTCTCTCCTCCCTTTTCGAACGCGTCCTCTATTATATTTTTGAACAGATGGCCAGAGGTCCTGTTGGCTATCCTCGAGGCAGAAGGGACCGCCGCGTCGAACTTAGAGGCGTTCCAAGCGTCCTTCTTCAGCCTCTGCACCTCCTTCATGGTCAGCACGTCGCCTTTTATCTTGCTCTGTATGTGGCTTATCTTCCTGTCCATCACAGACCTGACCGCGTCATACGTCTCCGGCTGGCCCGCGAACGTCTCGGCGAGCGCGTCCAGGCCCCTTATGACCTCTTCCTTGGGAACGGTCTGTGACGAGTTCTCCGTGGCGCGGTCTATCTGCTTCTCGAAGTCGTCAAGGACGTCCTGGTGCTTCGCCATCCTCTCTTCGGGGCTTCCGGTGACGCGCCTCTCCGCGCCATACCTCACCACGTCGCTGTCGGATATGTTCGCCGTCCTGTCCACGCTCGATTCCGGGGTGTTGAACACGTTGTCCTTTATGAGCTTACCCTTCTGAGTGGGGGTGAGGCGCAGGTTCGATTCTTCGATGCGCGCGGCCGCTTTCGACCTGATGCCCTTGGTCGCGTCTGCGGCCGCTGACTTCAGTCCGCCCGCGACGGATATAGGGTCAATCGCCCTCCCTACGCTCGATACCGCCTCCCCCACGTCGGCGAGCTTACCGGCTTTTGACAGGGCGCCGAGCTTCGAAGCGGCAGCTCCGCCTCCCGTGACCGCGGTCGATGCGTCCAGCAAAGCGCCGACAGGGTCGTTGTACAGGGTGTCCTTTATCGCCTGTCCGCTGCCGTACCTGTCCTTGGCGTATCCTATGAGCGCGTCCGCGTACCTCTCCTGCTTCTGCTCGCCCGGTATGAGCTTCTGGGCGAACCCGACGCCGGTGCCTACGAGCGCTTTTCCGGTCTGGATCGGGTGGACGATCGCCTCTACCGTGCTTCCTATGACGTTCGCCGCGCTCTTGCCGACGTTGCCGAGGAAGCCGCCGACGGTCTTCTGCCCCGTCTGTTGCGCGACGCCCTGCCTTCCGAGATCAACCGGGTAGGCGTTACCCGTGAGTCCCTCCGGCGTCTGGGCCGCCGTCGGCTGTCCCTTGAACTGGTGGTACGCCTGGGCGACCTTGGCGGCGTATGCGGGCACGTCGAATTCGACGCCCTTATCGTTGACGCCCTTGTACGACGGATCCTGATAGGCGTTCGCAGCGCCCTCTCCGGCGTTCCACATCGAGGCGATCTGGCCCGGGTTGTAGCCCTTGTCCTTCCACTCCTTGACGCGCTTGTACGCGACCTCGTTCTGTTCCTCGGGGGTGGCCGATTCTATGGGCACGTCTCGGCCGAGGTACTGCTTCGAGTACCTCCTCCACGTCTCCGGCATGAACTGGTAGCCTCCGACCTCTCCGGACTTGCCTCGCGCCTGGAAGTTGCCATTGCTCTCCGTCTGCCTGATGGCCTTTGCCAGGTTAACCGCGTCCTGGTCGAGCTGGGGCGGCTGGTTGGGTGCCTGCAGAGTCCCTTGCTGTAATGGGTTCATGGCTTTTACCAGTTA